CATTGTTACATCATAAGTGACGTTATAAAACTGTGGCGAAGGAACAACAATCGTTTCATAAATGTTATTCTTTTTTATATCAGCTAACCAAGCTCCACTTTCAATAACAGGATCAGTTGAATCTTCACCTATTTTTCTATCCGTCAATAACTGACCATCAACATGGTCTAGATTAGGATTAGTCGCAACGTTTTTTTGATTTTTTAAAAGGTATCTATTGATTAAATTTTGGTATCCACGATCAGACTTATCTAATCTACGTTGTATTACAATTTCTCCAGTTTGTTGATTGATTCCTCTTCCAGCAATATCAGAAGATAAATCTTGAGAAATTGAAGTTCTTGAAATAGTCAATAAAGGAAGGATCAATGAGTTATTTTTGTCTCTTAGGGCACGTTTTTTCTTTAATAATGCCCACTTTTCTCCTGTTGCAAAGATGATAGGAACCTTTTTAAAATCTGAATTATCTCCACCTACTTGTAACTTAATTTCATTATCGAATAATTTAAATAAAGCAACATCAACATCTTCAATACCTACCGAAGGTATTGTCAGTTCCGGTGTGCCTTGGTGGTTGTCTAAATTGATACCAGCAACGCCAAACCTTGTTTGGCTTTTTGAATTGAATCTAGTAGGCATAATCAATCCTCATCATAGAATGAGCTTCCAGCCCCTGTAGCATCACCTTTTGGTGATACTTCTTTCGGTCCTGTTAAAGGTTCATCAAGAACTCCATTTTTAACAAGGTCTCTAACATCTCCAGTTTCATTTCCATTTTCATCAGTTGCATAACCACGTTGTTGAACGAACGTGTCTTGAATTGCATCTTGATCTGTGTACTTGATATCTGTAGGACCATTTGTAAGAGCCTTAAATTGACTTTCACGAACTCTTGTACCAATTAATGATACTCCGTCTATGTTCTCTGCTTGTCCATAGATCGTTCTCATGTATTTGTATTCAGTAATTTCGTAAAATATGGCTCCAAAAGAAAAGTAATCTCCTATTGCAGGATTAATTCCTTTTTCTATCATGTCTCTATGCTGAATGTAGACTTCTAATGTAAATTGTGAATCTATACCAAACTTATTAATTTTAGTCTCAGTTTGAAATTCGCTGTTTACTAAAACGTCGACAATAACTGGATTATCGAATATTTTTTGAAGAGCTTCATCATATACTTCATGAGATTTGGTTTTTGTTTCTGAAACAGGATAATAATAAATTTTTTGACCAACAACATCTTTCACTATCTCTTTTGTAATGTCAGATATGAAGTTTATCTCTCTTTGAGTAATGAAAAGACGTGCCATTATAATGTCCTTAAAAATTAAATAGGTAAATGCAGATTAAATCCTATCATCCAATTTGAATAGATTTTCCTAAAGGCATTGGGATGTATCTAAGTTGCTTTTGCATATTTTCTGCCGCCAAAGCATCTTGTTCCAATAGTTTAGCATTAGTCAAATTAGATAAAAAGTCTTTCATCTGAGTCGTTAGTTTATCTTTGTCATCGCGACCTTGCGAAACCAAATCAGCTCCGTTCAATGTTAATTCAGCATTAGGAATTGGTATTGATGAAAACTTAGAACGAATTAATCCTAATAGTTCTTTGCACAATGCTAACGTGTATTGTCTAATCCATTGTTTTCCAGGTTGGTTGATAGTAGCAAAAGGTATGTTTCCGAAAGGCATATTGTTTGGACCAGAAATTCCATAAATTGAATCATCTGCATATGCTGTTGGACTTAATGGATTATGAGGAGTCATTAACTTAATGAAAAGTTTACCCATTTGTAAGTCTGTAGAGGGCATTGGGTAAATTCTTAAATTACTTCCTATTATTTCATAAGAATAATTTGATCTTCTAACTCTAAATGCAGTTTCTAACATACCTCTTCTTAAAACATCTTCGAAAACTGGAAGTACATAGAAAACCGTTGAATTAACGTACGATTCATAGTTAAAATTTGTTGCAAGAAAGTTTGTTATGTTTGAAGCATTTAACAAAAATTGTTGCGCAGCTAATGGTTCAAGATGAAAAACTTCTACAACCTTTAATTTTCCTTTAGAACCCGTAGCTAATGTATCGTATAAAACTTGTCCTGCTTGACTTCCTGATGCAATCTTAACATCTTTATAGATGTTATAATCTTGTTGCCCAGAAACTAATTCAACATATCCTAAAGTTGCATCATAAGATCCTCCTACGTATGCTTCAGTTGCGTAAGGTTCTGCCATTCTTAAAAGATACTCTACAGTTCTTTTTGCATATCTGTTTGTCAAATCAGTAGAACCAGTAGGCATTCCTAAGACATTTGTCAAATCAGAAGTTATTTTCATTTCATGAATTAAGCGTGAATATTCACAACATGCTTCTTCAAAACATGCCCAAATTTCTTTTTTTGTTAATTCTACAGAAAGCACATCATCGCCAAGTTTACGTTTAACGAATAAGACCATTGAGTCTGCTTCTGTTTGAAATGTTGATTCTGCGTCAAAAAAGCCGAACGGCGTTGGATTTATTGTTGCTGAAAATGTCGTCATATTAATTCGTTCCTCAACGCTCTAGACGTTCATATAAAAATATGGTAGACAATAAAAAACATCTCAAACATTTTTATCGCGTACTAAACATCTTGAGCTTGTAATCCATAAAAAATAAGTTATGACAAAATTATGACAAATAGTTCATCGCCACGATTGTAGATCGATTCGTTTCAGAATATTTATATTTGCGCATAGGTCCAGCGTGGTGCTGGTATTGCGTAAACAACAACCAATTCAGGTGGTAAAAATGGCTATTTCAAAGATACAACAATCACAAATCAGTGGTTCACTTTCTTTTGACGATTCACTCGCAGCAGGCTCTAGCCTTGCAAGCAAATCTACATTGAAGGGTGACCTTGACGCACTTCGCTCACAAATCAACAAGATCGTTGGTAAGTCCAACTGGTATGATGCTCTCGATGGGTCACAAGACCTTTCAGACATCTACGCAGCTGTTCATATGTCCGGAGCAAACGCAGATTTCCAAGGCACTGTTGACGTGACTGGAGCTGCTACACTCGATAGCACACTCCAAGTTGCAGGAGCTGCTGACTTCAATGGTGGAGTTTCCGCAAATGAAATTAAGATTGACGGAGACAACAGCCCAGGTAATCTCTACATCGTTGGAGCATCTGGCGAAATCGCTGATTCATCAAACCTCGTTTATGATGGATCTAAACTTGACATCACTGGAAACCTCGACGTTTCTGGATTTGCAGACATCGCAGGAGCACTCGACGTTGCAGGAATTGCAACATTCGATTCAGCAATCAGCGGTTCTGCTGGTCTCGAAATTTCTGCAGGTGGAGCTTCAATCGTAGGCGGAGCAGCAATTACAGGAGACCTCACAGTTTCTGAAGATCTTGCTGTTCTCGGCGACGCTTCATTCGCAGGCGTTCTTGATGCAGATTCTCTCTATCTCGCAAATGCAGCAGGAATCTCAGGATCCCTTTCTGTCGCAGGAGCAGCATCAATGGCATCAACCCTTGACGTTGCAGGACTTGCATCACTCGACGGCGGAATCGACGTTGACGGTGCATTCACCGTAGCAGATGGTTCTGGAAACGTTGCAACAACAGGAACCCTTGACGTCGCAGGACTTGCATCACTTGATGGTGGAATCGACGTTGATGGAGCATTCACAGTAGCCGACGGCTCTGGAAATGTTGCAACAACAGGAACTCTTGACGTTGACGGAGCTGTTGGTTTCGACTCAACACTCGACGTTGCAGGACTTGCATCACTTGATGGTGGAATTGATGTTGATGGCGCATTCACAGTAGCCGATGGTTCTGGAAACGTCGCAACAACAGGAACACTCGATGTTGCCGGTCTCGCATCACTCGATGGCGGAATCGACGTTGACGGTGCATTCACCGTAGCAGATGGCTCCGGAAATGTTGCAACAACAGGAACCCTTGACGTTGATGGCGCTGTCGATTTCGACTCAACACTCGATGTAGCCGGTGCAGCAACATTCCAAAATGGTATGTCCGTAAGCGGAGCAGCTCTCGACGTTAATGCAGATTTAACAGCAAACAAGATCAGCATTGATGGTGATACAGCAACACGTCTTTACATCGTTGACGCAGATGGTTCAATGAAGGATGAACAAAAGCTCACCTTCGACGGATCTGATCTTTCCATCAGCGGCGGCCTCCGTGTTTCAGGCAATGCACAAGTTGACGGCGACCTCCTCGTAAAGGGCGCATTCACCTACATTGAAACTGAAAACATGAAGGTTAAGGATGCATTCATCTACCTTGCAACAGGATCTGCTGGAAACGTTGATTCCGGTATCGTTCTCAGCAAGGGAGCTGGTGCTGGATTAGACCTCATCGTTGGACAAGATGGTGGCGCAGGTGAACTCATCTTCGCACAAGTTGCTCACAACGCAGATGGCGATTCTCCAGCAGATCTCGCTGGTGCAGCACTTGCCCCAGCATGGATGAGCTCTGTCAAGTTAGGTGGAATGGAAGGAAGCCTCAGCGGTTCCCTCTCTGCATCACCAGCAGGAGTATCACTCTCTTCAGTTGCAGACATGTCAATTGAAGCAGCCGATGACCTCTCCTTCTCCGCAAATGGTAACTCCATGGGCCTTATGTCAGCAGCAGAATACACTACATTCGATGCAGCATTCGACGCAACAACAATCGTCGGTGCACTCAACGAACTCCGTAGCGATCTTGATGCAGCTAACGCAGGTGGAAACCTCTCCAAGGAAACCTACGACGCAGCTGACTTCGTAGGAAACGTCCTCAGCTTTGTAGGCCAAGGACCTCTTGCTTCAGCTGACCACAAGTTGGTTGACGTCTACCTTAACGGTGTTCTCATGGCTAAAGACCGCGACCTCACCGGAATCTCAACAACATCAGTCACATTTGATTCTTCAATCGTGTCTGCACTCGTTGCTGAAGACGTCATCACAGTCATCGTGCGTGGCTGATTAACAACGGTTACGATATAGCGATCAAGACTAACTGATTGCGAGGCCCGGAGAAATCCGGGCCTTTTTATTTTTACTACAAAATATTGTACAATATTTTATCAGTATATTTTCAAAATTAATTTATGAGCCAAGAAAAAGATAATACAACCATTAAGACATTAGCATCTAGATCAAAACTATTAGAAGAATTAATAGTAGATAAAAAAACTCAATTAAATTCTTTAGTAGAAAGTTTAAAACGCTTAGAGGGTTATACGGTTGGATCTAAAGAATTAACCGAAAAAATTGGTAAGCATGTAAAGCAGAAAAAGAAAGAATTGGCGGAATTAGTTTCGCAACAAAAACTTTCAAAAGATATCTCTGACTTCGTAGAAACTGCATTAAATAATGTAGTTAATTTTTCTAAAAATGAGTCATTAGAATCAGATAGGCTTTTTTATTCTAAACAAGGAGAAATTATCTTCTTAAGACAAGATTTAGAGAAATTAATTGTTTCAAAAACGAATCATGATTCTGCGATAAAAACTCGTTTAGAAGAAGCTAAAAAAGAAGAAACTAAGCAAGAAGAAACTAAAAAAGAAGAAGTGCAGAAGCAGAAAGAACAAACTACAAGAGTTAGACCTGATAAAGATCCAACGACACGAGCCGGTCGAGCAGCTTTAGACATAGCTGAAAGAAGAAAAAAAGCTCTAGAAAAACAAAAAGCCTCAGAAGAGGCTGATAAAAAGAAGCGTGGTAGAAAACCAAAATCTTGATACGAAACTAAGATTTTGCGTAAGTGACTAAAATCTTTGATTCTCTTCTAGGAGCAGAAGAGAACGTTATTGTTCTGTCAGAAATTGTAAAATCAGAATTTTCGTCTTTTATTTCTTGCAACACACCATTTACGAAGACAAGCAATTTTGAACCAGAATGGGGAGTATATGCAAGAATAAATGATACATTCACACCATCTACTGCTCCAGTTGGAATTTCATTCCAAATGATGTTATTTGCATTAACTGTTTGCGTTAATGAATTAATTTGAGTGGTTACGTTATTGATGTTTATCATTTCCTGCTCTGTCGTAATCTCACGTATGATTGGTCTTGGCCTAAAATATGAATAAGCCTTTCTAGTACGAGAAAGATCTTTGCTGACTGGCACGAGATTAACTATCTATTTAAACAATTTTGTAGGCTTCAAAATGCATTCCGTCATGTCTTTTTGGAAACCAACCTCCCCAATAAAAGCCATGATCATAAGCAATCTCAATAAGTTCTCTAACTGAACCGACTTCGCCTCTCAATGCAGGTTGAACGCCTAGTTGATTCCACTGAACATTAATATCAAATGCTGTTGCCCAAGCGTGATTTGATAATGTAGTTCTTGAACCTCTAATAAAACGAGGACTCCAAGATCCTCCCCAGGACATGATCAAATATTTTAAACCTTCTTTATCCCAAGCTTTAAATAAATTTATCATTTGATTTGAAAGAAAAGAATGAATTTGGATGCTGCAAGAAGAAGGCGCGCCTGCAACGCCACTTAACTCAGGAATTTTTACTGAAGATATGTTGTTTTGAATCCAATTACCAGTAATCGTTATTGCTTCTGGATTTGCAAATGTCGGTGATGAAATATAAGTAAATCTTCCAAAAAGTTTTTCACGATCAACTATGCTTAGTGGCCCATTTGCAGGACGAGGTGGCCAATTCGGCCCGTTAATATCAAATGTGGGATCATCCATTAAAGGATACCCTGACTGCAATGCTACTGACAATGTTTTAGGTCCAACAATTCCATCAGGAACTAATCCCTTCTTGGATTGGAATGCTTTCGTTTCTCTTTCAGTAAATGAATCAAAATTGCCGTTGACAATAATGGAACTATTTTGTGATAATCCCCTTAAAAATGTTTGCCACTTTTCAACATCAGAACCAGTTGATCCTACTCGAATTATTTGAAGCATAAAGTATTCACATTGATGAAATTAATGCTTGAATTGCTGTTTTGACTCTGTCACGCAATTCATCAGGTAATGCTGACAATAAAACATAGGATTCTGGTCTAACAACATTTTCTACCATACCTCCCATGGTTTCCGCACCTGTCCTATTAACTCCTACATTAATAACAAGAGGAGGAACTCCAACCCTAGTATGAATCATTGGTTGATATAAATCTACTCTTTGCATATTCATCCTTTCAGGATGCCTTGACGCATGCTCAAGGCTTCATTCATCATAGCAAATTTACCCTTAAGCGCAGTCAATGTTTCTTCTAATTCAAATGAATTTTGCCCTCGAGATTTTACCTCAAGAATTTTTTGCTCTAATTCAATAATTTGTAACAATAAATTTTCAGTTGTTGCAGACATATTAAACATATATAGCTTACTTCAAACTTTTGCAGCAATCTTAATCATAGATTCAATATCTTTGATCGATTTTTCTAACTTTGTCTCTAGCGGCAATATTGTGATAGGAACGACGCCTGATCCGTTTATACCGTTTATTCTCCAAGAACGAATAAGCTGTAATAACCCATTTAACTCATCACGAGTTTTTAATAAAGTTATTGCCACTGTAGAAGGTTTAATAATTTGT